CGGAGTACGGCCTCGAGGGGTTGTTCAACAATAGCCTCGTGCCGACGGCTACGCTGCCCTACGGCAACTGGACGGCGACCACCGACGTCAACCAGATGCTGGCGGACCTGAATTACCTGCTCTACCTGACCTGGGTGGGGTCGGCCAACAACGTCGTGGCGAACCAACTCGTGCTGCCGTCGAAGGCGTACAACCTGGCCCAGCAGCGCCAGATGCCGTACACCAACACGACGGTCCTCAACTTCTTCCTTGCCAACAACCTGGCTAAGGACCAGGGCTTCGACCTCTCCGTGGACCCGGGCTTCGGCCTCGAGACCGCGGGCGTGGGTGGGGCACCCCGGACCATGGCTTACTACCGTGATGAGGACCACGTCGTGCAGCATATCCCCCTGCCACTGCGTTTCCTCGCCCCGCAGCCCGAGGGACTCATGATCCGCGTGTACGGTGAATACCGCTACTGCGGCACGCACATCCGCTATGTCAACGCCGTGGCCTACGCAGACGGCCTGGTGGCCGCCGGCTAAGCCGTTTTCACGCATCGGTTAAAGGAGGACCTTACGAATCATGGCAAAGATCAAGTTGGAAAATACGTCGAAGGCGGCCATCGTCTTGGCGATCACCGAGACCTCTCCGGAGGGCAAGGAGATCTTCTCAGGCGACCAGGTCACCGTTCCACGCTTCAAGGTCGAAGAATTCGAAGACGCGGCGGGGGAGAAGCATACCCGCACCATCTTTGGCACCGCCGAGGTCGACTCAGAGGCGTGGGAAAAGCTCAAAAAGAATAAGGTCGTTGCGACCTACCTCTCGTCAGGACGTCTGCGGGTGGCCGGGTCCGCCGGTCCTCCGCCCGCTGCCTCCCCTCCCTCAGGCGGAAAGACGACGAGGTAGGTCGTGACGCCCGCTCAGCTAAAGGCCGTCCTTCCAGCGCTCAGGAGCGTCAGTAATGACGACATCCAGGCGAAGATCACCCTAGCAGATCCACATTTCGATGTGGAATGCTGGGGGGATTTCTACTTGGAGGGACTGGCCAACTGGGTGGCGAACGAACTCTGCCTCGACGAGGTGGGGTTGAGTCCGGACGACGGGCTCGAGGTTAGTAAGAGCGTGGGTGATACGTCGTTTTCACTCCACTCTGAGCTCGTGCTGGCACAGGCCAAGGACCGTGCCATGCGCACGCGCTACGGTCAGCGCTACCGCCAGCTGGCAGATCTGGTAGGGATGGGAGGGGTCTTCGGATGAGCACGTGGGAAGACACCCTGACGCCATCGTTGGAGAAGCTTCAGGAGCGCCTCTCGGCGGGGGAGCACCTAGTCAAGGTAGGTCTACCAGACGACCCGGCACTGACGACTGATGGGAAGTTCTCAGGTAAAACGCTGGGTGAGACGGCTCGCATTAACGAGTTCGGTTCGGAGGATGGAGTTATCCCCGAGCGGCCAGCGTGGCGGATGGGACTGGCTCACGGGCAGAAGGACTTCAACCGGTTGAACAAGGCCAACCTCGTGCTCGTGGCGGCCGGGCGGAAATCGCTCGAGCAGGCCCTGGGCGAGCTCGGGGCTATGGGTGCCGGACGGGTCAAGACGGAGATTCAGGATGGTGACTTCGAGCCTAACGCGCCTTCGACCATTGCGCGGAAAGGGTCAAGTCACCCGCTTATCGATACCGCCCAGACCCGTCAGTCCGTCACATGGGAGGTGATCAAATGAACGCCGACCAGCGTATGGGCCGCGTGGTCCAGGACCGCCGCTTTCAGCAGACGGCTGTGACCCTCCACCGCCCTATCTTTGGGACAATGGTGCAAGGGGTCCAACCCGTGACCTTCGAGAATCCTTTAGTGCTCACGTGCGTCGTGCAACCCGCGTCGGGGGATGACCTCGAACTCCTGGATGAGGGACAAAGGCTCAACAACGTGCAGGCGGTTTGGTCCGTCGTGCCGTTGTACACCGGTAATGGGAAGGACCGAGATGCGGACGTACTCGAGATCAACGGGGTGAAGTTCACCGTGGCAAAGGCTTTCCCCCGGGCCCTCAATGGCTACCATAAGGTCTTGGCGGAGGGCTACGTTGGCTGACGAGACCACTCCTTCGCCGGTAGACGCACTGACGGCGTTGCACGAGCTCGTGCGGCGGCTGCTGACGACGGTCATGGGATATACCGACACCAGCTTCTTTCGTCCGGCGGGGCAACGCGCCCCGGTGGGGTCGACCGATAAGCCCTACGCCACGGTCAAGCTCTACGCCGAGGAGCTACTTTCATTCAACCTTCGTCGCTTCGAGGTGACGGACTCGGCGGTCACGGTTCCGGTGGAGAAGTTGGGGAACCCGACGAGTGATTTGATCGAAGTTATTGACTCACTTGACACAGTTACCGCCTCGGTGCAGTTCTTCAAAGACGGCCGGGTCGACGCAGTAGGCCGCGCGGCCTGGGGCGAGGCCGCTCTCTCACGAGCCCACGCGCTTGTGCGACGTCTCGAGCTGACCCAGTCGGTCGAGGCGGCAAACGCCTTGGGCCTCGCCTATCAGGGGACCCTCGGCCCCGTGCGAGACCTCTCTGACGTGAAGGTCGACGGCGTGGGGGAGCGTCGGGCGCAGGTAGACCTTGTCTTTTGCTTCTCGGACTCGGAGGCGGCCGCCCAAGCCATGTTCCGAAGCGTGTCCTTCCTGGTGAAAGTTCAACAGCCTGATGGCTATATCAACGAGGTGAGCTCATGAGCACCGTACCCGTTCGAAGAATCGTCAACGTGACTATGCAGGTGGCGGCGCTCGCTCCAGCGGCTCCGACCTTCTCTAAGCTGGTCTGCATCGGCAGTTCCGCTCGTCTACCAACGTACGACCGCCTCCGGACCTACGGGCCGACGGAGTACGCGGATGACTTCCAGGCGACAGATGAGGAGTACAAGTTCGCCCAGCGGTACTTCGCCCAGAGCCCGCAGCCGAAGGAGCTGATGATTGGGCGACGGCTGCTCGCCGCCTTCGCCGGGACGCTGAAGTCGGGCCTCCGCAGCGCGACGTTGACGGACTACACCGCGGTGACGGCGGGTGGGTTCGACATCACCATCAACGGGACGGCATACAAGGTCCACAGCATCGACCTTCACGCGTGCACTGACATGGCGGGAGTCGCTACCGCTGTGCAGACGCGGTTGGCCGCGGCGCTGGCCAGCACGACCTGTGTGGATACGGGGTCGGCTTTCCTCGTCACCTCCCCGACGACGGGTACCGCCAGTACGGTAGGGTACGCCTCCGCGCCCACGACCGCGGATACCACGGACCTCTCTGGCATACTGGGTTTGACCGCACTAAAGAGCGCTATCCGGCAGACGGGTGGCGTGGCGGAGGACCTGGCCGCCGCTGCCGCGGCGTTCGCGGCGCTGGACGGGTCGTGGTACGGCTGCCACGCCACGAAGGACGCGGACATCGATGATGATGACCGCCTGGCGGCGTCGCTCTGGGCGGAGGCTAACAACAAGTTCCACTTCATCACGTACTCGAACCCGGTCGCCTATGACGGGACGAGCCAGGCAGACTTAGGTTATCGCCTTAAGGCGGCCCAGTACACCCACACGCTGATTCAGTTCAGCTCCACGGACGATTACGCCGCAGTATCGGCGGCTGCTCGGGGCCTGGCGGTGAAGTACAGCCAGATCAACTCGACCATCACGCTGGAGTTTAAACAGGAGCCCGGCGTCGTGCCCGAGGACCTTTCGAGCACGCAGCGGACCGCCCTCGAGGCGAAGAATTATTGCTACCTTGCCACGGTGGCCAACGGATTCATCTGCCTCTTTAATACGAAGACACCAAGTGGTCGCTTCTTCGATGAGATCGTCAACTTGGATTGGTTCCAGGCGGACTTGGCCAATAACGTCTTCACCGCGTTGGCGACGTCACCGACGAAGGTGCCCCAGACCGACAAGGGGATGACGGTACTGCTTCAGGCGGCGGCGAAGACCTGTGACCAGGCAGCACGGAATGGCCTCGCCGCTCCGGGGGTCTGGACCCACGATGAGTTCGGGGCACTCAAGACGGGGGACTTCCTGCAACAGGCGTACTACCTCTATGCCGGCCCCGTCAGTGCCCAGAGCGACGCTGACCGGGCCTCCCGCGTGACTCCGCCAATCCAGGGTGCCCTCATCGGCGCCGGGGCATTACACTCGGTGGATATCACCTTCAACTTCCAACGCTAAAAGGAGAACTCTATGAGAGCGTATGCCTTCGGCAATATTGCGGCCATCTTGGATGCGATTCACGAGATCACCGGGTACGCGTCGGGTGACGATGTTATCACGGCCAGCCGCGCGGAGAACGCGGCCTCGGACGTGGTCGGCGCTGACGGGTCGATGGCGGTGGCTATCTCGTCCAACAAGTCGGGGTCGGTCAAGTTTAAGCTGCTCCAGACAAGCAGCACGAATCGTTACCTCAACCAGCGTTACGCGCTGCAGGAAGCACTCGCCACGAAGTTTGTTCCGGTTGAGCTCCGGGTGACGGATGTCCACCGCTTGGACGTCATCGTGGGCGTGGGTGGGTACCTCGTCAAGCTTCCTGAGCTGAAGCGCGGGGAGAAGGTGAACGAACAGGAGTGGGAGATCCGCTTCCAACAGCTGTGGTTCGACCTGGGTGATGCCATGGGTATTGGGTCACCCTCCGCCGCCCTCGAGGCCCTGGGGTAAGTCATGGCCTGCAAGGAGGACCGCTACCCCCTGGGTGACCGGGTGTACTTCATTCGCCAGATGCCTCCGCGCCTGGCGTTCAAGGTAGAGGTGTGGCTGGCCAAGACCGTGGGTCACCCGCTGCTCAAGGCCTTCGCCGCGGATGAGGTCGGGGTCGAAGCTGCCATCGGCCTCGCCCTCGGGCTCTTCGCGGAGCGAGTTGATGAAGACGACGCTCTCAAGATGATGCACCACGTGTTTCGTTACGTGGGTATCGCAGACGTCTGCGTGCGGGTTTGCGAAGATGCTAGCAACGACGGCCTCGATGTTCACTTTCAGGGGCGAAACAAGGAGCTACTTCAGGTCTTTGGCCAAGCTCTGAAGGTGAACTTCAAGGATTTTTTCGACGGGCTCCCCTCACTTTCGACTCTGTTGTCGAAGTTACGGGGGCCCAGCTCGTCGGATTCCCCAACCTCGACCCTCGGCTCGTCCGACCTCTCGTCTCCGAACCTCCCCTCTACCGTCTCCAAGACCTAGATACCGGCGTGATATCCCTTGATGACATAGCTGATATGAATGAGATTCTCGATGTACTTGCAGAGAATCGTCGGCGCACTCAGGAGCATCGAAACCATCAACAGGCCCTAGAAGATGAGCGAAGAAAGCGTCATAGGTAAGTTCTTTGGAATCCTCGGCTTTAAGGTCGACCATAGCGGTGCCGAAGAATTTAAGAAGTCCCTAGAGCATACGAAGCACGCAGTCGAAGGTATCTTCGCAGTCGAGATCTTCGAACGGATCAATGAGTTCATCGAGCGGTCGGTGGGTGCCGCGGCCGCGACGAACGATCTGGCGGAGATGACAGAGATGTCAGCGGTCAAGATCGCCGCCATGGGTCGAGTCGCGGTGGAGAATAGCGCCAGCATCGAGGCGATGAACAGCGCTATTCAAGGTGTGACCCACGCGACGGGTCAGGCCGCCATGGGGCTGGGGAGAAACGTTCGGTTATTCCAGCAGCTGGGGATCAAGGCGAAGGACTCCTCGGGGCACGTGAAGAGCACCGAGGAGGTCATGGGGGAGCTGGCTAATAAGTTCCAGACCATGGATATGTCTAAGGTCATGGCCACGGCGGGTCGTCTGGGCATCGACCCCATGGTGGCGAAGATGATGAAGGAGCTGGGGCGAGAGGGGTGGCGGAAGGCCTTGGGCGAGGCCATGGGTAAGGGACTCCTCTCGGAGGATGACTACCGCCAGGCGGATCGGACGGAGAAGACCTTTAAACGTTTTCACCTCATCACCGGCCAGTTGGCGACGCTCGTGGCTAATCAGCTGGCTCCGTGGCTCCGGCGGGCGGTGGATGCCATAGAGGGCTTCTTCGTCGAAAACAAAGTGGAGTTTACGCGGAAGCTACACGCCGCGATGAAGACGCTGTCGGAGGTCCTCTCTAAGGTCTGGGACTTTGGATCTCGGTTGGCTTCGGTTATGGGAAAGCTCTACGATCGGATGAATGCCTCGAAGTTGGCGGGTGAAGGGTTCCGCCTCGTGCTCGTGGCGATCGCGACGGTCAAGGCGGCGGAGACCGTGGAGAAGGTGGCGGAGGCGGTTACAAATCTCTACAAAGCTTTCACGAAGATCCCGAAGCTCCTAGGTGGGCTCTCCCTGCTCGTGGTGGCGGTAGGGCTGCTCGTCGAGGATTGGATCGGGTTCAAGAATGGGGAGGAGTCTGTTATCGGTGACCTCGAGAAGCGGTGGCCCGCCGCTTTCAAGGTCATCAAGACGATGATGGAAGGTCTACTAAAGGTGTGGGAAGGTATCGTCGACGCCGCCCGGGCCCTGGGGATCATCCAGGCCGCCCCGCCGAAGAAGGGGTCCTTGGCCTGGTACGAGCAGGAGAAAACGAAACCTCATTATGAGGACTCGATGTCGAAGGAAGACTGGGCGCTTTGGTCGCGGACCAAGGCCCTGGTCGAGAGCGGGAAGCACCCGGAGCAGCTCGAGGCTAAGAACAAACTGGCGGCCTCGGGTGCGGATAAGAGTTTGACTGATTTCAGGGGGCAGGACACCTCGTCGTGGAACTGGAAGGATTGGCTCGGGTCCATCTTCGCCGGTGGCAGTATGGGAGAGATGCAGCAGAGCTGGAAGATGCTCGAGGCCCTTAACGCCGATCAGCGTGCGAAGGCGGCCGCCACCAGCCCGACGGTCAACATCACGGGTACTCGGATCGAGGTCAAAGCTGATACCCCGGCGCGGGCCGAGCGAGCGGGGGAGACCGTCCGGGACGCGCTCTCGTCTCAGCAGATTCGCAACTACCAACCGAGTGGGGTCTAAGCGATGCCGGCTGTCACTGTCTATCGTCGTTGGTTCGGGGGTCAGGACGCGTCTGCCTGGTCCCGGACCTTCGACGCCGTAGAGGTGGAGGACCACGTCTTTGAGACGGAGGTCACCGATAGCCCGGTGGAGACGGGGTGCTCGATCTCAGATCATGCTTACGATCGGCCCGACAAGCTGACGATCACGGCGGCGGTCAGTGACCTCCCGCCTGCGGGGAAGGCCTTGGACAACTACGCCCTCGAGGGTCCGAGCCGTAGTGCGGCCGCATACGCCTGGCTGAAACGGATGCGCCGTGCCCACGAGCCGTTCTCGGTGCAGACGGGCTTGGACCTCTTCCCCTCGATGATCATTACGTCGTTGAAGGCCAAGAAGGACGCTCAGCACGAGAACATCCTTTACTTCGTAGTAGAGCTCAAGGAGATTATCTGGGTCACTACGCAAGTTGTGCTCTTTCCCGCTCACCCGAAGGTGAAGCGCGCGGCTGCTAAGAAAAAGGACGACGGGGAGAAGAGCGGGGAAGACCCCGATGAAGCCATTAAGAAGAAGGTGAAAAAGACCTTCTTGCGAATGGGGTACAACTTCATTACGGGACAAGGAGGGTCTGAATGATCACCCTCCCTTTTACCGCCGATCCGTGTCGGACCTTTACCATTGCTTTGAACGAGGTGCTCTACCAATTCACTACGCGGTGGAACGAACGCGCGGCTCGGTGGACGTGCGACATCGAAGACGTTGAGACCGGTATCTTCCTCGCGCGGACCATCCCGCTGGTTCTGGGGGCGGACCTGCTCCAGTCGTTCTGCCCCCGGCTGGGGCGGCTCATCGTTATCGATCTTGCGGCGGAGCCCGGCGCTGGGACTGAGGCGGGTGTCGATGATCTCGGGAGTCGAGTTCAAGTTATCTGGCTCGCCCCGGGGGAGGTTCCCACGTGACCCTCGAGACCGTCAACTGGGGTCGTGTCTGTGCTGTTGAGGTGGGTAAGGACCTCGGTAACGGCGCGGCTGCCGGTCTGAAGGTGCTTGAGGCCTTTCAGGTGGTCTTCCAGGTGGAGCAGACCCTCCGCGGGCCTCCCAACACGGCGAATGTGCAGATCTATAACCTGAACCCGTCAAACCAATCGAAGGTTAAGAAGGAATTCGACCAGCTCCGGTTGACCTGCGGCTACAAGGGGAACCCCCGGGTTATCTTCTGGGGCAATATCCGATTCTCAACAACCTACCGTGATGGACCCAACTGGATCACAGAAGTTCAGGCGGCGGATGGTGACCGGGCCTACACGCGTGGTCACGTGCGGGTGACTCTGTCTGCGGGGAGGAATGCGTACCACGCGATCGATGAGATTCTAAAGGTCATGCCCGGCGTGCGAAAGGGTCATATAGAGTTACCCGAGACGGCCTACGCCCGCGGTAAGGTGATCTTAGGTCCTGTGCCGCGGGTGCTCGAGCAGATCGCCCGAGACAACGCCGCGGCGTGGTCTATCACGAACGGGACGCTTAACATCGTACGGGCGGACTCGGTCTTACCTAGTCAGGCCGTAGTGGTCAACGCGGACACCGGAATGCTCGGTGCACCGGAGATCTCGGGTAAGGGGATCAAGGTCAAGCTGGAACTCAATCCGATGGTAGCACCAAACGGCACCATCATCTTGGACAACTCTAACATCAAGATTCAGGCCCTGCAGCAATACACCAACGGCCCAAAGGTCAAGGAAAAGCGTGTGGTTCGGTTAGACCCCGATGGCCGTTACAAGGTCTACAAGCTCCGTCACCAGGGGGACACGCGCGGTCCGGAGTGGTACACGGAGGCGGAGTGCATTGGCCTCGGGCAGCCCATTCCTCGAGCCGGAGGGAGTCTACGATGAACACCGATGCGCGAGCCTTGAAACTCTTACGAGATACTCAGCAACTCACGGGGCACCCGGAAGACGCCGATGACCAGTTGGTCGAGGGTCGCCTCATGGACCACCACACGGCGTTGCCGGGTATCGTCCAGAGCTTCAATAAGGATGACCAGACGGCCGAGGTCCAACCCGCCATCCGGCGTCTGCTCCTCCCCGAGGGACAGCTCGTGACCCTCCCGCTCTGCGTGAAGGTCCCCTGCTACTTCCCGGGAGGCGCGGTGACCTTCGAGATTAAGTCGGGTGACGACTGCGCCCTGATGGTCTCTGAACGGGCCATCGACGCCTGGTGGAAGAAGGGTGGCGTGCAGGACCCCACCGAACTACGTTCGTTCGACCTGACGGATTCCTTTGCCTTCGTGGGTTTCCAGAGCCTCCCGCAGGCGCTGCAGGACCTTCACGCAACCGCGACGGAGCTGCGGACCCGGTCGGGACTTAACCGCATCAGCGTCCGCGCGGACGGGACGATCCACCTCGGCACCATGGCGGCGCTGTCGACGTTGCTCCCCCCGACGAGTGGCGTCTGCCTGGCGAGCGGCATCGAGCCGCTGACGGAGCTGCCGGGATTCCTTCTGGGCTGGTCCAGCCAGACGGTGATGGCAAAGCCATGAGTGTGCGGCGACTAGATAGCACCGGTGAGCCGATGTTCGGCGCGGGGATGGCCCTGCTACCCTCTGGCAGTGAGGAGGTCGCGGTCCGCCTCGGGATGCGTCTTAAGTTGATGAAGGAAGAGTGGTTTCTTGACCGTACCGCTGGCGTGGGGTGGCTCGACCGCGGCGCGGGGGAGCCCCGGGTCTTCGGCGCGTCGGCAGACCTGCAGCTCCTCGAGTCGGAGGTCAAGCGGACCGTTCTCGAGACTGAGGGCATCTCCACGTTGCTCTCCTACCGTCAAGCCTTCGATCATGAAACGCGACGAGCGACGGTGGAGTTCACCGTCACGGATATTTACGATCAGATCATCCCTCTCACGGTGGTGCTTCCATGATTAGCATTGGCATCGATGAATCTGGGTTTTATCGTGACCGCCTCGAGACCATCTTGGCGAGGTACGTGGCGGCTGCCAAGGCCATCTACGGGGCGGACCGGCAGCTCGGGCCGGAGACTTCCGACGGGCAGCTTCTGGGTGCGCTCGCCGAGGCGGTGGACGACTGCGGGCAGGCCATCGAAGACGTATATAACGGTCGTAACCCGGACGTGGCCACGGGGCAGAATTTGACCTCAACCTGTCGATTTAACGGCGTGAATCGCCTCGTGGGTGACTACGCCTACGTCAACGTATCGATGAGCATCACCGCCGGGGCGGTTGTCCCCGCCGGGACGCAGGTGCAGGACGAGGATACGGGTGCGGTCTACGCCTCCGTGGCCGCTGCCACAGGGACCGGCAGCCCTCAGCTCGTGACTTGCAAGGCCCTAGTCAAGGGGTCTACCTCCGCCGCGGGGAAGGTCGTGAAGATCGTCAACCCGACCTACGGGCTAACGGCGGTGACGAACCTCAATGCTTCAACCGTCGTGTCAGCCGAGGAGACAGATGAGCAGTTGCGCACTCGCCGTAACCTCTCAACCGCGGCGCCGACGTCGGGGTACCTCGATTCGATCTGGGCCGGCATCTTGGCGACGCCCGGCGTCGGGAAGGTCAAGGTCTGGGAGAACGACACGGGAAACTACCAGGATGTCAAGGCGGGAGACCAGGTGCTCCCGCCTCATAGCATCGCCGTCGTTGTCACGGCTGGTTCAGCCACGGCCATCGGAGCGACGCTCTACGCGCGGAAGTCTCCCGGCACGGGTACGATGGGTACCTCAGAGGTCGTGGTAGCGGACTCACTCGGTATCGCCCACACTATGAGGTACACCGTGGCGACGCCGGTAGAATACTCACTCCGTATCACGTATAAGGAGCGAGCAGGCGCAGGATTCGGTTCGGAGGGTGGTGAGGCGGCGGTCAAGGCGGCCCTGGTCGCGTGGTCAAACGTGAAGCAGCTCCCGATGGAGGACGTCTATCGAGGTTGGGTCACTGCCATCGCGCAGGGCGCAGTGATAGGTCTCGACGGTCTCCCCGCCATCGTGATAGAAGATGTGCAGCTCGGGCGAACTTCTGGTACACGGGCCTCGACCGATCTGACTCTGCTGTGGAACGAGGTGGGTGACTTACTGACAGAGAACATCGTCATGGAGAAACTTCCGTGAGTGTAGAACCGGTTAACCACAGTGCGTTGGCGGTCTCTCGCCTGACGGGGCTCTACCAAGACAAGCTCAAGTGGCGATTTCTGCTCGCGGCGTTGGCCGAGCCCTATGATGACTACGAAGCCTTCCTGCCGGTTCTCGCCGCGCTTGATGATATCGACGCGAAGGACGACCTAGGTCGATTCCTAAATCGCGGTGTGGTGCTCGACGTCACGGGCGCGCGGTACGGGCAACCCCGCCGTCTCTCCGGTGCGGTATCGTTGCTCTACTTTGGCTGGGACGAGGACGACAGCGCGTTGCCGTGGGGGGAAGATGATGATGAGCTGACGGGTGGGAGTTGGTATGAGGACGGTCAGGCCCTGACGGCCGACGCGCTGATGGACGACGCCACCTACCGTGTGGCCATCCGCATGCGACGGGTCAAGAACAGTGCACCACGAGTTACGTTCGAGACGATCATCGCGGCTCTGATTCACATCTTTCCTGACGTGCCGGACCTTGGCACCTACGCGTTGACCCTGGATGAGGTTCCCGGCGCCGTCCTCTTCGGTCTGGGTCGTCAGCCGACGAACCTCGAGATCGCGCTGCTTCGTTACTCCGGGGCGTTTCCCAAGCCCGCGGGGGTGACCCTCCAGTGCTGCTGGTGGCCGACCGGTAGCCCGGTATTTTCTTTCGATGACGACCTGGACCCCAGCGCCGCCGGGTGGGGTGAGGCTGATGACCCCGACGCCGGCGGCGTCTTTGCCGAGGAGTTTTAGTCATGAGTATCACAGCCCCCTCCGCGCGTACGGCCGTTTGGGCCGAGTCCGGTCAAACCACGGAACCCTCTGAAGGTGAGCAGCAGAGCGGCTTTGCCGCGGGGAAGCCTAGCCGTCGAAAGACGAACTGGGTGCTTCAGTGGCTTGACAACGCGATACAGTGGCTCTTGGGTCTCGGGCTCGGTACCTACCGGGCCGGTCAGACCTACCAGCCCGGGGCCCGGGTCGTGGGCGCCGACGGTCAGTCATACGCCTGGGCCGACTCGAGCCCGGTCGTCGGCGTCGCCCCGGGGAGCGGCGGCGGGTCGGACCACTGGGTGCGGTGGGGGCACATGCCCGACCAGATCGATGATATGATTGACACGAAACTGGGAACGATCAGCGGTGCACTGGCTGAGGCTACCATCACTCCAACGGGCAGTTCCGTGGTGGGTTATCGTCGGCAGCAGTGCTTTCCCAACTCGACTGACAAGAACGTGTGCTTTCGGTTGACCATTCCCGCAGCATCGTACAACGAGACGATCACACTCAGTGGGGCTGCCGCCTTCACGACGGGGGCTGACGGCGTCGAGGTTACGATCGCCGATACGAAGGGCAACTCGGCCACAGGGTACACCTACGCACGCGGGAAGGTGTTGAATGAAACACAAGTTTCGATCGCCTTCTATGGGTTCAACCTGGCTGACTCAATAGATCTTGACGTGAAGATCCGCGGTCACTAATCCATGGCGACGCAGCGACAGACGATTGGTGACCAGCTGGGCGCGGCCATCCGCACCCTGAAGGCTCGCGCTGTCGCTGCCCTACTCGCACCTCGTTCGGACCCCAATGCTCCTCTGTCCGACGGTGAGCGCGAGTCACTGTTCGGAAAGATGTGGAAGGCCATCGGGGCGGGGCTAGCGCCGGTGTCGCCTGACGGTTCGATCGTTATCGGCACGCGGAACGATGCCGATGGCGTGCCCCAGCTTTCGCTTCAGGCAAGCGCCGGTATCTCTCGGTTAAAGCGCACCATCTATGATACCGCAGGCGCGTTCTACCACGATTTTGAGTCAGGGACACACACGGCAATCGTGGAAACGGTTGGGGGTGGCGGCGGGGGTGGTGGTGCCGGAGGTGGGTCTTCGGCGGGCGCTGGTGCTGGTGGCGGAGCCTATATATCCGTGTCGCTGCAGGTGAACGGCGGCTCAATCAGTGGAACAGTGGGTGCCGGCGGCTCTGCCGGATCTTCTGCTGGCGGAAATGGGGCCGACGGCGGAACCACAACTGCGACCTACAACGGCGTGACGTACACCGCAGGGGGCGGCCTCGGAGGCGCCGGAATGCCGGCAGGGTCGTCTGCCAGTGTGGTTCCGGAAGGTGGCGGCGGAACGCCTGGCACCACTGGTGACATACGCTCACCCGGACACGGCGGCATGCCTGGTATCAGGATGTCGACGACGTTGTTTGTCAGTGGATGGGGCGGCGGCTCTGTATTCGGTGGAGGTAACGGTTCGACCGGGACCCCCGGTGATGGTGGTCCAGGACGCGCCATCGGATGTGGAGGCGGTGGAGGAGCTGCCAACGCCACGGGATACGCTGGCGGCGCGGGGCACGCTGGCGGCGTGGTCATTACCGAGTTCTTGCCCACGGGTGTAGTGTTTGCTGGCGGCAGCCTCGCCGATGAGGACGACTACCCGGTGACCATCGTCGACGGGGTCATTTCGGGATTCGGCACACACCGAAAGCTGCTCGTCAGCGGCACTGGGACGTTGGTCGGCATCGACGCCCCCGACATGGCCTATGGGTCACTGCTGCTGACTTTCGTTGCTGATACGGTCATCACGGCCATGGGCGCACCGGCGAGCGGGCTGCCCATCAAGACGCCGCGGATGGGAGCAGACGACTCCATCGACATTCATTTGAAAGCAGACGACGTGGTTGAAGTCAGGCGAAGGTCATCTGATTTTTGGAAAGTCACAGGAGGTTCGTTCACATGAGAAAGTTCAAAGAAGCGCTGCTCGTAGTCCTCAGTTTTGTTGTGGTTGGTCTGTACGGTGGTCCGGTGAATGCTGCCGGTATCTGCGGTGTGCCCCGCATCGATTGCGACACGGGCCACGTAGAGCCGGCCAGCAAAATCGTCATCCCCGAAACGCAGTTGACATTTACCGATGTGACGACCAACAACCTGTCGACAGCCAAGCACGGCTTCTGCCCCAAGGCGACCAACAGCGCGACGGATTGTTTGCTCGGTACCGGCGTCTTCGGCACGTGCCCCGGTGGAAGTAGCGGACCAGTCCCAACAGGTACGGGCTGGAGGCACGTCACGAGCGGCGTGGAAGATGCAGTTGCCTCGACACCGACCGCCACCCAGGTGGGGGCGGACCCAACTGGCTCGGCTTCATCTGCCCAATCCGCCGCTGAGAGCTATGCGGACGGGATTGTGTCGACGCACGCGGGTCTGACCACCACGGCACACGGCGGAATTGTTTCGTCAACAGACACTAGACTGACCGACTCTCGGGCGCCTACGGGGGACATCACGTCGGCTGGCGCGGTCAAACTCTATCAAGGAACTGGAACATCTACCTATACATCCGTCGCGCTGTCCAGTACTCCCCGCGTGGAAGTCAGCGGCGTTACGGAAGCAATGCAGACCCTGGCTGACAACACCACAGGCAATGTTTCTGCGAGTGCGCATGGGTACGCCCCTAAGGCACCGAACGACGCCACCAAGTATCTTGACGGCACAGGAGCTTGGTCGGCCCCAACGGGCGGAGGGGGTAGCTTTACCACCGCATACAGCGTGGACTTCACAGGGCTATCAGCACAAAACCTCCTGACAGGCGGCGACGGAAACAAGACCATCGATGGGAAGACATGGGCGCTGATAAACTCCGCGAACCTGACCACGGCGTACTTGAACGACGGCACGCATTCTGGCCTGTACCTCCGATGCAACACCAACAATAGTAGCAACTACGGCACAACTCTGACCGGTGGTGCGCTGTACGCCACTTTCGGGGCATTTTCATCCGCCCTGAACGGCAACCAACTTGGGACATATACAGAGGTGTGGCTGTGGTACATGTTCTCAACTCCGCACGTTCCAAACGCAGGCACTGAGGCCATCAACCTGGGCACACTGTCCTTATTCAGCAGCTACACCACTGCCGGCATGACGTCTTTTCACGCGCAGAACATCTACTCCGGCGCATTATACTATGGGCAGGGGCAGACTATGTACAACGGGATTTCCGCATCAGCGTTCGGACAGACGTCGACTGCGCAAGATGTCTTCGCCTTCAAGATCACGACCAATGCCGTCGAGGCTTTCGCGGGAGCTTCTGTGGGTGGAGCCTTTCCGGCGAAGACTGCGCTCAACACCGCTGGACGCATTTCGATGCTTCCCCCCTCAACGCTTACTGGGGGCCTTCCCGTGGCCAACCCGGGCATGCGCGCTTGGCTGTCAGTAGTGTCGGGGAACACGGCAGGCAATGCTGATCTCCTCGTCAAAAAGATGTTCCTCGAATATCGGTAGGGTTTTCATGGGTCCTCTGACATGCAAGCTGTGGGCATCCTACATGGCCGATGCCTTGATTACGTCAAACGGGGCCGAAAACAAAGCTCTGCGCGAGGCCATCAACTTTGTTGTCGGCCTGGAACAGGGCCCAACTCGTGGGCTGATCATCACAGCTACGGAGTCTTTGCGGGCAGCCCTGGGGGCCGCGAAGATAGATCCAAAAAATCCATATCCAGGCGATGAAGAGCGAACGGCGGGGTGGATTCTGGGCGAGAAGGATAAGAAGTAACAAGAGAAAGGTACCTACCTTGGGCAAGACGCTGATTGAAAGTATCCTCGGCGACACCGGTGATCTTGCCGAATGGAGCGAGGACAAGCTCGACCCCGCTGACCTGACGAAGCTTTCGAAGGAGCCCGCCAGCGTCCTTTGGACTGTCCGATTCGTTCACCGCGTACACATTGGGTGCTGGGTCGCCCGTTGGGTACGCGGCTTTCGTTTGTGGCTGGCCGTCGGGATTGGGGTTGCTGTTGCGATATTGGCTCTCAACACTGTGGGCTTCTTTGCTCTACGCGCGGCGATGCGCGAGTCTCAGCGCGCGACCGTCATTCAGACCCTAAAAGAGTTGCGCATCATCTCGACCGAGTCGAGCCCGGCGGCGGAGGATTCCGTCGCAACCCTAGACCCTGGAGGTTCCCCATGACAGCGCTCTTGAACCACGCCCTTCCGTTTCTGCTCGCCATTCTGTGTTTTGTGCTTGCTGGCTTGTTTCCCAACGATGCGAAAGTACACGAAGGCCTGCTTGGCGGAGCGGCTTTTATGATGGGGGTAGCCGTGCCTCTCATCTCCGATTGGTTCAAGCGCAAGCCTAATGACGCCGGTCACGGCTCTCTCGCGATCTTCTTCCTCACCATGTTCACCAGCGTCGTGATGCTCTTCGGTGTGCTGCTGACGTCACCGGGTTGCCACCAGGTGAAGCCAGACCAATTCTTCGAGGCGGTGATCGACTGTGCGAAGATCAACCCCGAACGCTCTTCAGCATCTGCGGCCGTGATTACCTGCGTAATCGGAGCTGCGGCTGGAAACGCCGTTGCGTGTATCGCTGGGTTGCCAACTACCGCGCATTGGACGATTGACGAATCGGCGTGTGTGATTGCCGACATCGCCCGACAGGAAAACGTCAAGGTCGGGACCGCCGCCGGAAGCCCTGAGAGCCTCGCCCTTCGAAACGAGGCAGTACGGTTTTTGTCCGATCATCGTATTCGGGTCGAGAACTCATACGCGGGGGCACCGTGACCACCATGTTCGAGGGTTGTCGCCTGGGTGTGAAAAAACCCGACCCCAAGCGAATCGCCGCGCACGTCAAGCTCACACCCGACGACATAGACGCTTCGATCTCACGCGTACCCTTTGATTGGCACCAGGGGATCCGGTGGGACCACCCTGATCTCGGCAACCGAGACCTGAACCTCTGCGGCCCCGCGGCCGTGGTGGAGTGGTGCAATCTGATGGCCAGGGTAGCGGGTCTGAACGTCCCGATGTATGGGCGACCCGAAGCCGAGCGCATCTATCGCCGCATGGGGTGGGACGGCACCTTTGCTAGCGACGATGGGGTGGTGCTACTCGACCTGATGTGTCAATGGATGCAGGAACCCTTCTGCGGCGTTATGCTCGACGGCTTCTTCGTTATCGGCCATGGGGAGGATGACCATGTAGCGACGGCTAACACCCTCTCACCGCTGATCGCCGCCGCATCATTGACAAAGGCTTGCCAGACCACCGACCTCTGGGACGGTGTGGCCGCGGATGACCGGTGGCGCTTTTGGGGCAACCACGCCTTCCTTTACTTCGCAGACTCCCCGGGTGGTGGTACCTGTGTCTCCTGGTGCAAACCCGTCCGGCAAACCGACGACTTTCGCCGATCCAGTTGGATCGAGGCCTACCTCCCAGTCTGCCGCGCGCTGCAACCCCATCTCGACCTCGAGCGCTTCACGCAGATCGGGCGGCTGCTCTAGTCCTCACGTCGTGGACACCGATACCCCGGCCGCCCGAGGCCAGGGCAGCCGAGGCAGGACGTCGGGGCCGTCTCCTGGAGCTCCTCCAGCCCCGGAATGGTCCAGCTTCCCGCGCCGTCCCGGACGAGGACCTGCAGGGCCCGGGCCTCCGCGTGCAGACCCACGTCGGCGAGTGCGCCCCAGCAGGCCGCCTCGTAGGAGGTCTGCCGCGCCCGGATAGCGCGGAAACAGTCGAAGTTCTTCCCTTTCCCCCGCACGGCTGCCCACTCCCGCGCGAGGACGTCGAGGGGGAGGGTCCGTTGGGCCTTTGTGATAGTTACTTGTGCCACGTTAGTAGTTTCGTTCACGTTTGGTTTTTCGCATTAGTCACCTCCAAAGTGTACGGGCCATCGCGCGGGCCCAGGTCAATACGGAGTCGTCCTTCACCCCGTGGATTATGGCGGACTCCCTCCCGATCGGGTTCAGCGCCCCGGCCGTCCAGTCCCGGGTGTTGTACTCGTTTCGGATGACGTAGCTCGAGCGGCACTCCCGGATAAGCACCTCCGCGTGGTGGAGGTCCCAGGCTACGCCGGGTGGGCAAGTCAGCAGGCTCGGGTAGTCGTCCAGCAAGTTAAGTGCCAAGATAAATACTCCGTTGACGTGGGGCATCGGGACGTCCATGACCGCGCCGGTGACCCGGAGTCCCTGGGTTAGGGTCCGTGCGTGGGCCTCTTCGAGCCGCGTCGCCCAGTCGGGCCGGAGCGGCGCGCAGTCCGCCTCGGCCATGACGACCGTGCGGCCGGCGGACCACGGCAGGTTACCCCTACGCCACAGTCGGTGGAGCTTCATCACCGTCCCCGCCCAAAGCCCGTGGCAGCCGTCCGGGTGACCCCGCTCGGGGCGGTCCGACTGGAGCACGAGGACAGACAACTTCTGGCCGCAATGGCGTTGCGTCGCCGCCGCCTCCTCGCTCCACGGGCAGTCACCCCGACGAGCCAGCACGAGGTAGACGTCCTTACGCTCCTTCGGAGTCACATCGTGAAGGAGCCGGGCAAGCGCGAGGGCCTGCGCCTCGTCGCCTGACCAGTACTGAACCGCGATGGTCATCATGGCTCGATGAACCCCATCGACTTCAGTTGTGCCTGCACCTCGGGGTGGTCCACCGTGTGATGGGACCAAAATTGATGTATGAAGTTCTGTGGGATAGTTTCGTCTTTGTGATAATACGTGGTAAAGGCCTCCGGGAACTTTAGCCCGTAGTTCCCCATCACGTTGAAGTCAGAGATCGTCGGTACGCCGCGTGCGTCCCGTGGTGGGTCTTTGAGCAGTTTCGCCTCTCCGCCCAAGACCTCCCACAACCGGTGAAGCAGCCACCCCGGAAAGATGAACGGGTGGCAACACATGGTCTCGAAGGGTGCGTTACCCAAAAGTTCTACCGTGCTGGGATGCCAGCAGACAGCTTCACCAGCCTCTTCCCACGGACGGTTGACGATGATTGGTTTCTGAACGTTTGCTCGGGGGTCCGTCTCGAGGTCCACCGGGCGGGTGAAGACAAGGTCAGAGTCCAGAATGAAGATCCGGTCGGCATCGGTGTAGTGCCACGCGCGGAGCTTCTCCACCGCCTGGCCGGTATAGCCGGGGTAATCCGTATTGCGGTAGTTCCGGCAAGTTTGTGTGAACCAATTAGGAGGTCCATACCATTCGAGTTGTTCAAAAGGCGGACGATCTTGATTCTCCGTCACAATCACAAGTCTTCGGAACCCCTTAACGTAGCGGAGGATCGATTTGAATAAGTACTCGAGCCAGAGGTAGTCCTTGGGATAGGTCACGAGAAAGAGGTCAGTTGTGAGCTTCATGGGGTCTCCTTTAAGTCAACATGGAACCAGTCCGTGGTGGGGCCGGCGCAGAGCCAAAGCCGTCGAGCGGCGTCGTCGTGGGCATAGGGCTCGAGGAAGACGACGCGCTTACAACCGGTGTTAAGCAGAAGTTTCGTACAGGTCACGCAGGGCGAGACCGTCACGCAGCAGGTATAAATGAGCGCCGGGTCGCGGCATTGAAGTAAGGCGTTTTGCTCGGCGTGCACCGCCTCACAGAGCTCAAGTTCCGTCCCGCTCGGCGCGTTGGCTCCGGCGCAGGGGCTCTCGGGCGTGCAGTGGTTCATCCCCCGGGGCGGCCCGTTGTACCCCGTGGCGAGCACGTGGCCAGCGGCGTCGAGGAGGACGCAGCCCACCTGCCGGCGGGCGCACGTCGCCCGCGTGGCGACTACCCGCGCGAGCATGAGGCCCCATTGGTTCAGCGTCGGGCGGGTCACAGCGGATACCTCGGTTCAGCGCCGCGCTCCCGGTCTGCGCACTCCGCGACCCGGCTCATAATCACAGTGAAACTGCCGCGAGCTACCATGACAGGGTCTACAGTCGGCGGTACGTCTTCGGCTTGGTCCTTGATGACTTGGCCGGCCAGAACCCAGTGCTCTTCATAGAGATGGCTCGAGGTTGCCGTGATGGTTAAGTGGCCCAAACCGACCGGTGGTTGGCCGTAGGCTTCCGCCCGCGCATTGTACAAGCACGCTATTTCGATGCCAAGGAACGCGAAAGAGAACACGTCGTAGGGAATCCCAAGCCAAGCATCGCTCGACCGCATGAATGCCTGTTGATAGAGACGGTTTTCTCGGATGCTGAACACCATCGCGATGGTACACGGGATGTCCTTGCTAGGCTTCGGGTTAGGAGTCCAGATAGTCAACGCCGCTTGGCGAGTATCTCGTTCCTCCAGGAGTCTCGTCACAACGTACCCGACCTGTGGGCGTATTCTGGGCCCGTAGGCTCCGGCCAACACCATGCCGTCGTCGCTGAATTGGACCATATGCGGGTTCACGCGGGTGAGTGCCTCGAGGTCATCACGACCGTCACTAATCCACAACGCCTCCGCGGCCATGAATCGATAGTTGAGCTTCCGCCGGGGGCTCGTCACCACCGGGTGGTTGAGGTCGACGGATAGGCTCACGTGGTGAAGGACTTCCAAGGTGCCCTTCCCTCGAGGTGAGCACTGACGGCCTACGATGAGAAGCGTTCGCAGGAGATTCTTCCAAGCCTGGTCCGCGGTCGGGGCTACGGCGCCGGGGAGAGGCTGAGGGATGTCATGTGAAATCATTTTTGCTCCAAAGTGTAGTCGAACCTCACCATAGGGAGGCCAGTGAGAGTCTTGATGGCAGCGCCGTCGTTGTACTTCCGCCAGACGGCCCGAAGCTCTTCTTCCCGTTGGAGGTACTCACCGCCTTGAGCGTGGCAACGACGCCAGTTGGCAAGGCAGACCTCTTCGGGCGGGAGGCACAAAACGACGCGCGCCTCTACTAGTCGTGCGACGGCCTCGAGGACATCTCGCCCACGCTGCCCGAGCCTGTCCGTGCCGTCGCGGAAGACCGCGCCATATACGGGCTCGGAAATCCAGCACCGGTCCATGACGACGTCGTCAACGTCCATCAAGGCTGGCAGCATCGCCTCGAGGTATATCCATTTGAGCTGAGTGCCCTTGTCGAGGTACGGCCCGCAGTGGACCATCCTCGAACCCGTCTCTTCGGCGTACTTCGTCGCCGCAGTACTCTTTCCGGAGCCGTCAGGCCCTTCGAAGATGACAAGCTTTTTCATTTGACACGCTCCACGGGCGGCTGCACCCACCCATACTTGGCCAAGATCTCCGCCGTCTTCGGTCCCTGCCATCCCAACGGTTTTACAAGGTCCACAGCGTGGCCACGCTTCCCTACACCACGCTCTTTGGCCATGTTCGCCCGCATGACGTCATCGAAGAGCGCCGCCCATGGCAGACCAAGTTGGACCGCCGTGCCCTTGGCGAATACCACGAGGTCGATAAGCGCATCGGCAATGCCGGGAAGGTCCCGGTCTAGGTAATCGGTGGTCAGCTCGTTGAGCTCCTCCTGAAGACAGTGGATGCGCTCAAGCAGCGGTTGGCGCCCCTCGAGTGTCGGTACGCGTTCGACCCCGAGGTCGAAGTGCTCGTGCATCTCTCTTACCTGTAATAGCTCCGCGTCCTCCCCGAGGAGGCGGACGAGGGCGGCTTTGTCCTGACGGCATTTGTCACACATCGGTTTACTCCTTTCGCAGCAACCAGCAGCAGTTTGACGACGCCTCCGGGTAGAGCGGCGCGAGGAAGTTGGCGAGGATGTCCCAGGCGTACCACTTGGCGTGGAGCTCCTCGACCAACGCCCGTTGAGCCGGCGTCGCGACGCGCTTGATGGCCTGGGAGGTCATGAAGGTACCGACGACGCGGTCTATAATAAGCCCTGAGCGCTTGATCTCTGCTGCAAGTTCATCGAACCCGTACTCATGAATGTGGTTCGCTGCCATGTGCTTCCCGTTGTAGACTGGGGTGGAAAGCAAGATGATACCGTCGGGCTTGACGAGTGCCTTCAAAGCCTTGAACAGTGCCATACCACGCTCTACCGGCATGTGCTCAATGACCTCGAAGCAACAGATGAGATCAAAGGGTCCGAGATACTGACCCGTCATCACGTCGTTCTTCGTGAGTAACTCTTTCCACCGCCGCGTCACGTCGAACTCGTCGATGATGCGCGTCCACGCGATCTGACTCTTCCGGGCCAGCCGCCGGACGTCGACCCCGACGTAAAGCTCCGGGACGAAGCTCTGAGACTGACGGAGTACCTTGGTCATCATCTGGTCCTCTCCACACCCAATATCGAGCACACGCATTCCCGGCTTGATGAACCGTTTCGCGTGCTGCCAGCGGAACCAGTGAGCGGCGTAGTCACGGCTCACATAACGGCCGTATGTCGTCTGCTTCAGGCTCGTGATATCAAACTCGCGTTCCCCACGGTCAGTCCGCGGGTGTCGGACGGGGTCACTCATGGTGGTTCTCCTCGGTTATGATTTGTCGGTCCGTCGAACGGCGGTCGGTCGGTCTCAGGGAGAAGCCGCATGACTCCCCGGCTGGTTAGACCGACCGGCCGCCGCGCGGCGGGCCGACGCCGCGGGC